CCGAAAACGCTGAGCGCCTGTGGCGCTTGCTTCGTCTACAAAACGTGAATCCATAACATTTGATGGTGAGTTCATTATTTTATCCTCTTATAGATGCGGTAACGCGCCATACTTCGTGTTGGCGTAAGTGACAAGATCCGCTCGTTCAGTTAAAGTTAACGGACGGTCCCAGAACCATGCCTCTGCATGTTCCATAGGCGTGCTGCCAGTACTCCAGCGAAAGTCTGCAAGGTCCGGTATATCAGTGGGGTCACCGAACGGAGTTATTATCTCAGGGCCTGGGCTGCCGAACTTTGCATCGTTGGTAGAGCCGGATGGCTCAAGCGAGATGTAGATGAGGTACCACGTATTGACCACCGCTGGCGTAACAAAGTCCTCGTCCGGTATCCCATCAATGACGCTTTTCAAATCAGCCGAGAAGTTATCAAGGCGCAAGCCTGGACCGGGCACCCCGCCGAACGGCGTCCACCGCCATAGGATCTGAGTGCCGCTGGGCGGAGTTGCTGAAATACGACGCGTGACCATTGCCATTGTCATGCCAGTCGTGCTGATGGGGAGCCCTGGTGACTCGGCAATAATAGAAAGCTGCCCGCTGATTGACGTAAATTCAATGACGTTCAAACCATTTAGAACGCCAGTCTTGTATTCAACCCCGCCGAACCCTACTCTCAGGAACGGCGTACCGCGACTACCCTTGTTATCAATTCGTTCAACGGTGACCCCATTAGTCGCGGGGATGGTGCCTCCAGCGTCTGCCCATACGGTAGCGGCATCAGCAGCATCAACCCAATGTAGAAGATTGCCGATAGCAGGGGGCACCGGACCAGAAGGAATAAACTCTGGTAAACCATCGTACTTGTTGTCTAGATATAGCGTAAGCTCAACTTGTTCAGCAGCAGTTAGTTTCTTATCGTAAATAATAACTTCCGCCACGTTACCGATAAAGTCTGCGACATTCATCGTCAAACCTGCATCGGTAACGGGGTATCCGCTAACACCCGACTGTAGATTTCCACCAGAAGCTCTATAGTCTATAGAGAAAGTCTCCGAAATAGCCCCGTACAACCAAACAAATTCATCTGGTACTACAAGTTTAAGAGTATCTTTCTCATCTGCGTCATTAAAGATAACTTCCCAGTTGCCAGAGCCGGCGATATCAGCCTGCATAACAGAAGCATCACCGCCAAAATCCCAATTAAGGGGGTTTGGAGAACCCCCTGCGTCCTGGCTACGCAGAACAATGACCGCTGTCAGCCCTGTAACAGATAGAGCATTGCCAAGTATAGTCGTTAGAGCATTGCCCCCGACATTAGTAGCGACATTCAGTCCGTTGATAAACGCGAGGTTATATTCAGGAACAGCCGCGCCAGCTTCAATAAGGGGCTGACCATCATACCCTTTATTGGTGACGTTTCTTATTGGGTCGCCTTCACCTGCAAGGATAGTCCCCAATATATCACTGAACACTGTAGGGGCATCAGTAAAGTCCCACCAATGCTGAACATTTGAAACGAACGGCGGTGGAAGAGGTGTTATTGATGCGCCGACTACTATGAATGTGCCCATTACAATCCAAACTTATCGTTAAAATAAGTCTCTAAAGCAGTCAGCTCCAATAAAGTCAACTCTCTGTCATAAGATGCTGCCTCTACTACATCAATACTACTTTCACCAAGCTGTACATCTGCGTTCAAGAAGGGATTGTTGTAAGTATTATAATTCCCAGATATCTGTGCTACTCCAGAAGCCTTAGCCACATAGTTATCTGTAGCGTTATCAATCGTACCATACAAGTAGACCCATTGATTTAGAACCATGGACTTAAGAGTAACTCTAGCAGTTGACCCGAAGCCTACTTGCCAAGCATTGCCTGTGTTATTCCCCCAGAAAAGAGTAGGAACCCACTTATAGGCATCTCTATTCACGGCTGAGAGTGGAATTGTATTGGCACGACAAACAACATAGAACGCATACCCTGTCAACCCGCCAGTATATGAAGGGTCTGGGTTGGAAATCAGCGGAACTCTGCCTATGTGTTCAAGGAACCTTGTTCCATTAGGACCACTACCATTATCACGCATTATTGGAGGACTACCCCCATTTTGAATCATGGCTACAGCACCCGTACCTCTACTATTCATTTCACGAACATTTTGGCCGTCTAGTGATATTACACCATTGATAGTGCTAAGAGGACCAAAGGTTACATCGTTAGTCTGAACATCAAACCAAAGCTGTAGATTTGCAAAAGCAGGCGGGAAAAACTCAGCCGGTGGAGGAGTGGGGGCTGGCCCGCCATCTACTACGAATAGCAGCCCAGTACCATCAATAGCGAAGCCTTTGTTGTAGAAGGGCGTCGGAGGGGGAGCACCATCATTGATGCACTGAGCCAAGGGCTCACTTCTTAGACGCCAACCATTGAGGTTTACATCCCCTGGGTCTTCTACAATGATACGGAGACCGTTGTGCGTGTGCGGCAATCCGTTGACCACAGTACGAGGGGCCACCCCATCATCAATAGCTACGAGCAAGGTACCGTCAAAGGCAAGAGCATCGCCAGCTAGATATACTGCCCCAGCGGGGAGGGGGTCACCTATGCCTAGGAACGCACAGATAGGACGCCCTATATTGTCAGTCTTTATTCCTACAACAGTCTGCGCTGCAACAGGTACGAACCCCTGACTATCAAGGCTGGCGGTGTCAAACACAGGCGCAGTATCACTAGACGTAACAGTCAGCCGAAGAGTGTACGTGCCAGTGAGGTCAGGCGTAAACGTGGGGTCTTCTACCGTAGCACTAGGTAGGAAATCTCCTGTACCTGGGCCTGAGTCAATTGTCCACAGCAGCGTAGGCGCAGGATCTGTACCTGGCGTCACTGTAGCATCTAGGGCGATGGGAGTATCAACCGTGCCTGAATACGGGCCACCAGCGTCTACTATAGGCTCAACAGGGTCACTTTCAAAAGCAGCCGTGTCAAAGACTGCGGGGCCGTCACTCGGCGTAACAGTGAGTCGCAGCGTATACGGCCCTACTGTCGGGAATGTAGGTGTGAATGTGGGGTCTTCTACTATCGCACTAGGTAAGAACGTACCAGCGCCGCCTGAATCAATCGTCCACAGCAGGGCAGGAGTTGGGTCACTGCCCGGAGTTACCGTGGCGTTGAGAGCGGTGGCTTGCCCAGAGTCGCCATTATACGGACCACCGGCGTCTACTATCGGCGGGACAGCATCGCTTTCAAAATTAGCGGTGTCGCTGACAGGGGGGCCGTCACTCGGGTTGGCCTCTAACTTCAGTACGTACGACCCGACAGTATCAGGCGTAAACGTGGGATCTTCTACGCTGGCACTGGGAAGGAATACTCCACCACCAGGGCCAGAGTCAATTGTCCAAGTGAGTACAGGAGTTGGGTCGCTGCCCGGAGTTACTGTAGCGTTGAGCGCCGTAGCTACATCTACATCTCCATTGTACGGACCACCAGCGTCTACTATCGGGGCAGTAAAGGCACTTTCACTCTCAAAGTTGCCAGAAGTAAACTGGTCGGGTTGGTCTATAGTGGTGATTTTCAACTCAAGAAAGTATGTGCCGACGGTGTCAGGCTCAAATGATGGACTTAAGACGGCGTCACTTGGAGTCCAAATTCCACTGCCTCCTCCCGGTGCGCCCCCTATAGTCCATAGATAGACTGGTGCAACATCAGTGCCCGCGCCAGCCGTAGCATCCATAGGGGTAGCTACGTCTACATCGCCCGACTTAGGCCACGTAGCAGCAGGAGTCCACGCCTCGGCGTCCTGGATAGACGTAGCAAGCAGCGCCCACTTATCGGGGTCAGCAATATCCCACTCCATAGTGACGTTAGGAGAGGCACCGGCTTTCGTACTGCCAGCAGCGTGCTCTTCTCGAGTGCCGGTACCAGCGGCAGTATTCCATTGCTCGGTCTGCCCAGCACCCGGAGGTCCGGGTATGCCTTCATCTTCAGCTGCATAAGTATCCAGAACAACGTCGCCAACTGCCGAAGCTACTGTAACCTCTGCAAAATCTGACTCAGCCTCTGCACCAGCCGAAGCACCCAATGGGTCGGCGGAGTTTACCTCTGTGAAATTTATAGCCGCAACAACGAAGCCATTGTTAGCTTCTAATACGGCATCCAAAGTAGCGACAACATCAAACGTACCCACGGGAGGGTCGTACATCATCCACTGTTCAGCACGAGAATCATTATCCCGCATCTCAGCAATAACGAAGTCCATAGCCACTCCGTCGTAAGTGACGCCAGTTGCTACTTCATCCTCGGAATTATTGAAAGCAAGGCCGACCATCAAGAGCCTGCCTTTACCCGCGACTGTTTCGTGAGATACAGTTACTTCATCTACTTCTTCGTCACCACCGACAGTAGTAGACCCAATTCCTATAGTCACGGAGTTATCACTCTAGGAGGCAAGCGGATAGGTTCGGCGGGCTTTAATCCCCCACGCCTACGAGTAATCTCTGCAGGAGCCATTTGCTCGTGAAACATCTCAATAGCAGTCTTAAGACCAACAGGCTTCTTCCAGACACCACCATCGTCAATCATGAAGATATTGTCTGGAAGCAAGTCTATAGTCACTGTGGGGTCATTTTTCAAACCGTCCGTACGAGAAGCCCCCCCGCCGCCAATGCCCATGATAGATCTTTCATTAGCGTTGCCAATCATAATGAGAGATGCAATCCTGCCGTCAACGTCATCAAACGCTATGGAATAGACGGTCGTGTCGCCACCTTTGACGACACGACCGATTTCTCGGGTTACGCGAGCCATGTTACGGAATGACGGCCCAGACAGACTGCCCCGCCTCGATCGTTTGACCGGTTCGGTTAAGTCCTGTGCCCGGAGTCACTATCGCATTCGGCGCAATCTGTGCGTCGGCTGTGACAAACTCCATTTCGTTAGGCTGAAACTCCACGTCTTGGCCCTCGATGGAGGGGCCGCCGACTGCGGCACCATCCTCGCCGATACGGCGCTGGAGGTTCGTGAGATCATTAGGCGTGGACCAAGGTTGAGGGTAGCCGCCCCTCAAATCCGAAGGGTCCCAAATTTGCTTGGAACCAATGCCAATTCCTACGCACGCTCCACCCCCATTGTCATCCACAGCATTGTCGTTGGTCTGTGAGGGGTCGGGGTCGATAAAGGAACCGGCTCGTGCAGTTGGAAAAGTCATAGTTTACTCTCCTGAGCCTGAAAAGATGGGCGGGGGACCTACCCCGCCCGAAGCAACCCACCACCTGGATTGTTAGGTTGTGTCGAAGAGACGACCCTGGAACTCAGAACCGGAAGTGGTGAGATTTCCGGCCCAGCCAAGGATCTGCACTTCGGCGTCCTGGTTGATGGCATAACGCTTGCTCGGCATCAAGGGCACCATGTTCCTGTCGCGGTGAGGCCGCAGGAAGATGTACTTGGTGTTGAGCATGAACGCTGTCTCGGCTGGGCAGAACCCACCGATGCCGCCGTCCAGCACGCAGTCCGCGTCCATGTACTTAATGGTCGGGAACCCCAGTTTGCCGACTTCGGTGCCGTTGAAGCGCTGAAGGCTCTGCAAGCTGGAAACGTAGTAGTTCCAGAACGTTGAGTCCATGGGGATGAGGTCGGGGCGGTCACTGCCACGTACGAGGCTCGCCCATGCCTGGTTCATCAGGTTTTGGACGTTAGCCGCTGTGAGAGCAGCGCCGTTTACCGATGCGGAGTCGAATGCCTGGGAACGCCAGAACGGAAAAGCCGCACGGTCGATACCGCCGTATGTGCCCACGGTGGGATCCGTAGGTATGGCGATATCGAGGCCGCCGATCTCCTTACCACCGTCGCCGGTGCCGTCGGAGTACACGCCGTCCGCCAGCGTATTTGCCATCGTGGATTCGGCCACGCTGATACGACCTTCCATGAGGTCGATCATACGCTCGCGGCCATTGTTTTGGAGCATCTCGAGACCGGACATCACGACCGGGCAGGCAAGCTGCTTGATCGCGTACTCGGCTGCAGAGATCACGTCCTGCGCTGCCACCGGCAGGAGGTCGTAACCGCTGTACCAGCCGACGTTACCGTTCTCGGCGAAACTCAGTTCCTGATAGATAACGGAACCACCACCGAAAGGCTTCACATTGCCCCGCTGCTCCATTCGGGCGAGCAGAGCGTTGTTTTTGGTTACGTTATCCGCGATTTGCCGCGTGCGACTCTCAATAGTCGTAGCGACGATGTCGGATACGTTTGGAAAGGCCATTTGTAGTCTCCATAGGTGAACCTATTTACCTGTTCGGCTTCCCCCTAGTGGGCGCGACATGTGAGCCGCTTTGCTCTAGGGTCTCCCCGAACTGGGAGACTATTAGTCTGTAGAATCGATGGCTGCTTCTATAGCGCCCCGTAGACTCTGTGGTTGAGCACGCCCCCCACCTAGGTCTGGTGAAGAGCCTGCTACCCCTACGGCTTTCGCTTGAGCAGCCTTCGCAGCTTTGTCGCGTGTTTCCGCTTCGTTTTGCAACTTACGGCGAGCTACGACTTCAGCTAACTCTGGTCGTAAAAGTATGGCACGGTCGTATGCCTCTTGTAAAGTCATTTGTTGGTTTCGTTGTGCAGCAGCCTCTAAGAAGGTAGCCATCTCTAACTTTACATCTTCGTAGTACTCGTTTGCAGTATCTTGCGAAAACGTCGTTATTTCGTCACGAATTTCTGTTTGGGTCTGTTCAACAGACTGTATCTGCTGTTGCTGCATACCATTCATGAACTGCTGGTATGGAGCCAACGCCTGTTGAACTGCGTAAGTGACGTTAGGGTCGCCCTGTTGTGCTCCATTTGTCGGCCCTGGCGCTTGTTGCTGATTCACAAGTACCTGGTCCAGCATTTCAATGCTGACACCATATTGATTGATTAACCCACCTACGAGGGCAGCTTTCTCCTGTGGCGGAGCATGACGGAGCTTGTACGCTGTGCTCAGATAATTGTCGAAGGCATCCATGGCCGACACGTTTCGGCTAGCAAATTCAGCCTGGTACGGCGCAACCTTGTTTTCAAAATCCTGCTTAAATCTGCGGGCATCCGCAATAAGCTCCATGCCCCGCGACATGTCTACTTCACGCCGCAGTATTTCACCCTGTATATCGTCAGGCAAAGCACTGAATTTTTCCCGCATTGCGGGTTTCCAACTCGCCGGCGGCTTCAGCCTCGTGGCAGGGGGTTCTTCTTGGCTTTCGCCTTTGCTTTCTTCTTGCTTGGCTGCGATATCGGCGCTTTCATCGCTTTCTCGCGCTGGGCTTCCTGCTCCTTCATCGACAACACCCTCTCCCCCTGGAGGTTCTTCGGTGCTGGCGGGTTTATCCACCACAGGTTCATCCACCACTGGCGAAATTTCGTCCACTGGCGGTGTGTCCACGACTTCACTGCTGCCCACATCTTCATCAAACGCAGCCTCCAAGCTTTCTTTGAGTGACTCGCCCATTACGTTGGTCCTTCTAGGTGGTGGATTGCTCTTTCAACACTCTCGCGCGTGCCTTTTTTAGCTTCTAATTCTCTTTTGCGCGGGGCATCGGCCCATTCTTGCTTAAAGTCGTCAATGGTTGTGAGGTCGTTCCGGCGCATATATTCTCGGTGCTTCGCACGTGTGGAGATATCAGCTCCGTCCGTTGCACGCATCCCGTCATAGTGTCTATCACTAATAAGTGCATCGGTGTCCGAGAGGCTACGCCGTGGCGTGAAGTGATTGACATCTACCTCCTCCAACTTAAAGGTGCCATCAGCCTGCCTACGCTGAATCCAGCGCCTACGCATCGGTCCTAGCCCTCGCTACCATACGGGCAATTTCTGCATCCGTATGCCCCTTGAGCCAAGCAAGCCGTCGCTCATTAGCTGCATCAGCATTATCCTGCTGCATTTCATTCTGCGCTTCCACATTATCACGCTGTATCTCAGCCTGTGAGTCTCGGGCCTTAATCTGTGCATCCTGCATGGCTTCCTGGTCCTTACGCTTAGCATCGGCCTGAGCTTCAATAACCTCAGGCGGTGGTGGCTCCGGCTGCTGCTGTTTTTGAGCTACCTGCTTCAAAGCAGAGTCCACAGCTTGGTCCAGCACACCCTCTAACATGCGACCATTTTTGAACCCAGCCGCGCCCCATTGTAGAGTCTGCAGCACGAGGGGGGCCATCTCCGGCGCGGCCTGAATAGCCTGCCAACTCTGGCTGATAAGCTGCCCCATAGCCGTGATATACTCCATACGGCTCTGCTTTTCAACAGCATAGTCCGGTATGGACATATCGTCGGCCTGTATTTCCAGGTGGTAAGCCGCAACGGGCGTGTCCTTCAGCATTTGGACGGCAGGCTGTATCAGCTTGTGGTCAACCTGAGGTATCATCTGTATTAGGCTTTTCTTGATGATTGTCTCTGGTTGGAAATGTTTGGATATAATATCGGCCTTGATACGCATGGTTTCTTGCACAAACTCAGCAATCGTGCCTTGGATGTACTGTAGCCGAACACTACCATACTGAGCCTTGAGTTGCTGGGCACCTAGCGTTTCGCGAGCATTCGTACTGCCACGCATAATATCGCTAATGCCAGTCAATTCATAAAGCTGCTGTACGAGCTCACCCTGCTTCGCAGTAAGAATAGTAATGACGTTAGCAATTTGCTCAATGGGTATCCAGTCTATCTGGCCCTGAACACCACCCCGCTCAGCGAACATAGCCCAATTATCCACTGGAATAAGGCTGTTTTCTGTCCCCTGCTCAAACAGGCGCTGGATGCCCTCGGCACTCTTATCGTAGACACCTGCTGCCTTACAAGCCTTGACAAGCCAATTGACTCTGGTGTTAAGCGTGTCAATCTCTTCATACTGGTCCTTGGTCATGTAATAGTCAGGACGCGGCACCATGTTAGAAGTAGAATTAGTGGCAGTAAGCGGCTTCGGGCAAGGGAAGAAACCAGCCAGCCCCAACGGGTCAGCTTTCTTGTCCAGTATACGGTCCACATCTGTAACAGACACCCAGTATACCATCTTGTTAACTTTATTCCAAATCTCCCATACAGGGGAGGTAGCCTCGGGGCGGCGGACAGGGGTGCTGTTCTGTGCGCCCACGCGGTCTATGTTTTCAAACTTGTCACTAAAGGTCATGCGGTCAGAAATTTCTTCGCCAAATCTCTTAGTGGCCGCTTCTTTGGTCATGTGCGCTTGTCGCGCCACCCACCGGCACTCTTCCCAGATTCTGCACGGTGCCCAAATAAAGTCTTCCCAGTAGATGTAGTCTGTTATAGCGTCCTCGTCTACTATCTGTTCGTAAGTAGCCGAAGTGCCTGGTACGGTCTGTGTAGCAGTTTCTACATTATACCGCATCCAAACTTGGCCTAGACCGGGTATTAGACGATCTTCGGTGGCGTAGGCGAACGCAACGTCCATATCCCCCCTGGGACGCTGGAGACCAAGTTTAAGTAGACGCTCAAGGATCTCTGCCGCGATTCGGCCAACGTCGTCGTTAAAATCGTCCCACTCTCGCTTAACTGTAGGGCTTGGAGGATTCGCATACAACGCGCTTCGTAGTACCCCGGTATTCGCCCAGAACAGGTTAAATTTCCTGCTTTGCTCGTCGTTGGCTTCTCTCTCGTCGAGATAGCGACGTTGTGTCTTGCGCCCACGCTCATGAAACTTTTCCAGCTCTTTTGAAGCTCTACTGATTTGGTCTTTCCAATACTGGATGTCGTACTTGGGAATGCCAAGTTGCTCCCCCAGCGCTGAGTCATTTTTGTCATCATTGACTCGCGGCTCTACAGGGGAGATGCCCTGTTCAGTAAGTGCTGGCATGTTATTTCCCCGAAGCCATAAATTCTTCAAAAGTCATAGCTGACTCACCACCCATCATGGCTTCGGTCGCATACACGTTATACCTCTGACGTGCGCGAGTAGTGTCGGCTGCTACCCTGGCTGTTCCTGTACCCAACATTTCAGGAGAGGGGGCAGGGGTGGGGTCTTGCCGTAGCATCCCAGCGTAAACTTCTTCGTTTGCCATGTCAGTTCCTAATTATGGAAATGGAACAACTGCGGTTGTTTTGGAACTCTGCGCCGTTAGACGCGTCAACCGTGTATTCAAACTTATGCCAGGTACCGTTGTCTGTCACAGAAGTAACGGTGGTGTGAAGATTGCGGCTGGGGTCGCTTTCTTGTACGAAAATCATTTGGTCGCCTGGGTCCACCCCATCATAGATGTCGTCAATATCTATCCCGCCTTCTGTAATGTTACTTACAAACGCGCTCGTTGACAAGGCTTTTACAGTATTGTCTAAACGAAATCTACCTGGCCCTGGGTCAGCTTCTGTAGTGCTGTTGTCAAATACGAAGACAGCCCCTCCTAGAAACGCCACTAAATCCTCCAGGCGCTTTAATCTATCTGTGATTTCAGCGGCCCATAGAGGCGTAGGCGCAATGAGGTTCTTCAATGATTTAGCCATCAGTGCCACCCACTCTGATCTGGGCGTTTTTCCCAAAGATCGTCAAGGCAAAACCCGTAGTTGATTTCACGGGCGAAGGGGCGGTCTGCTGGCGGCCTTTCATCAGGTTTCATCTTGGCAACGAGTGCGAAGTACCTAAAGGAGTCTGCAAAGTTAGAACTCCAATCGTGGAGGGGCTTAGCCCCGTATTCATTGCGGTCTGCATTCCAGATGCGCCTGTAGCTACGGAGCGCCAGTAGTCCATCTTTGCAGCCTTCGGCGTCGAAGTACACGGATGGAAAAAGCATTCTGGCTGCTTGAATTCCGTCCAGCAAATCAAGTTTGGCGACAATCTTAGGCCGTATCCCACCAGAGAGGAATTGTTCCACGATACTTCTACCAGTTTGGAGTGTCTTGGCTTTTGCATCGTGAGGCAACCACACATCTCCAATCGTAATACCGGCTTCCCGCTGAGAGTGCAGCCAATCAATATAATACTGTATCGACCTGTTATCTTGCTCATAGCTTAGGTTGAGCTCTATGGCGTCCGGGTATTCTGTCCAGCGCCAGATGGCTGTGGAGTCGGTGTATCCGAGGTCAAAGACGTAGTTGCTAGGACGTGATGGATCAAGAGGGTAGCTTCCAATATGGGCTTTCTTGAGTTCCGATGAATAAAAGGCACCTCGCGTGGCGGCCATGAAACTGCATTCGATTTCTTGTAAGAACTCATCTTCTTCCATTATGGCCCGCATTTCCTCAACCTCGTCTGCGTCAAGGATGCCTGTTTGGCTCTGCGGAAGTTGTAGCGTAAACCAGTCTTCTGGGTGTGCCTTGGCAAACTCCCAAATATCGTAGAAGTGATTTAACCCATTCGGAGTTCCAATGAAGGTAGCCCACCCACGTCTGTCTGCCAAGGTCGGGCGGATAATTTCAGTCCATAACGAAGGCTTGCAGTCGCCATACTCGTCAATGACCACGCCGTCAAAGTAAACCCCCCGAAGTGCGTCAGGATTATCAGCACCGTATAGAGTGATACGAGCACCGTTAAATAGGTCAATACTAAGGCTGGAAATAGAAACCTTAACAGACACAGAAGAACAGTAGTGAACAAGGTAATCCCAAGCGATTTGCTTCGCCTGGCTATAGTATGGAGCGATGTAAGCATAGCGCGCTCGTTCTTTTTGCGTGTAGAGCGCCATGCTAACAAGGTCGTTAAGCGTCGCAACCGTCTTTCCAGCTCGCCGGTGGGCAACGACGACTGCCCATCGTTGTTTCCGCGTATGGAGCGGCATGAACTGTGGGCGTGGTTCATAAGGTACTGTGACCTCAGCCATTCTCACTCTCAATCGTATGCACGACTGTTTTTGGAGTTACATCCATCACTGGTGGAGGTAAGATGTGGCGCACCACGAATTCACGATTGCCATCTAGCAAATCGGTGTTAGAGGGCGGGAGGAGCTTGCCGAATATCTTGAAAAACTCACCTGGGTTGGCATCTGCCCAAACTGCGAGCCTATCCACCCCACCAATCATCTGGAACGCGTTCGTAAACGCATTCACAACATCTTGGCGGGTTACTTTCGCCGCACGGCTGAATTTTAGGATTTTCTTGGGCGCGTCCGCAATATCGTTGAGCCTTGTTTCAAGCGCCTGCTGCCCCTCGTACTGTTCAGGCGTCAAAAACTCAACAATTTTAGTTTCTTCACTCATGGTCTACCTGGGGGTCGTCCACCTGGCGGGCCTGGCGGCTGCGCCGGACCATGAGGGGGCCTACCCTTCCCTGGTAAGTCGTCAAACCCTTTTACTCGCCTTCGGCGCAAGCTCGCGATCCTTAATCCCGGAGGGTTGTTGCCCACATTGGCTTTATCCGTCTGCGCTTTTATGCCTTCTACGAAAAACGCATAGTTTGGAATATCCGCCATGCGTTACGTCGCTCCTCCAGCCGCTGCACCACCGACACTCCCTCCACCGTACATGGACGGTGAATTGTCAATGTCACAAGCGCTGAAGTTCTTGCACCACCAGCCCGTTTCCACGCAGTAGTTGTTTCCGTCTTGCAGCTTGAACCCTTCCTCGGACTCCGGCCTGCCCACGATGTCGTAGGCCATGAGGCTCGCACGCTTCGGGTGGCAACACTGGAGCATCATGCGATGGTCCATGGAGAACTTGCAAGTCTGACAAGCGTTGTAGCACGCCTCCACCATCTTACCAGTGGAGTTTTCGGCATAGGGGTTCATTTTGCTGGGCATTTTACTTCCTCAATTCGCTGGCTACCAGTCGTTGACGTCGCTTCTGGTCCTCCTGCACGAAATCTCGCGCCACACCCTGAGGTATGTCTGCTCTTTTCGCAAACTTAGGATTATTCGCAGCTGCTGCCATGAACTTTCGCTGCTTTACGGACTTCGAAGGCATAGCCCCCTTTATACGCTCGTACGCGCAGGAATGCAATTCTTTGATACTGGGAATTATGAGAAATATCTGTGGGTGTGGAGTACCCGGACACGTAAAAATTTCTGGGGGGCACTCCCCCCCGGGGGGTTTGCTGCGCTGCACCATTTGGGTCACCCCCTATGCAAGTATCATGCCAACTTTGGGGGCCATCTGCCTAGCAAGTATCGTGCCAACTATGGCGGCAGGTTGGCACGAGCCTTGCATAAAGATAGTAATTAAAGGGCGTTGTTTTCCCTTGTGGCAACTGTTAAGCTTCTGTTGTGTGGCGGTTGGGTTGCCCATCGCACACTAGGCCCCCGGTCCCCTTGCCCATGCAAGGCGCGCAATCGGCGGC